CCGCATCGGCTCGCCTTATGATCGGCTAATCGATAGCGATAAATACATCGGCGGCTTAAATCTCGATGACTTTGGGCGCATCACTTCTTATCGGGTGTTTGTTCGCACGATCAACAACCAATACCTTTCGCCGACCGATATCCCGGCAAACGAATTCATCCACCTGTTCGATGCCACCCGCCTTGATGAATATCGTGGCCGCTCGGCATTCGCTTCTTCGCTCAACGCAACCCGCGATTTGCAGGAAGCGATCAAAGCCGAGATTCAGGCGATCAAGTTTGCGAGCTACCAAACCGGCGTGATTGTGAACGAAAGCGGCAGCGCCGATGCCAGCGACTACTTTGCGACGAGCCAGCAGAACGACTACCAACAAACCGAAAAGCTCCAGAACATCGATCCCGGCGTGATTAACTATCTCGCACCTGGCGAGAAGATGGAGATGTTTAAGAACGACCGCCCGGGCGGCGCCTTTGGCGAATTTGTGCGGCTTGTGCAGGCGCACATCTGCATGTCAGTCGGTCTTCCCTATGGCTTCGCCTTCGATGCCGACAAGACCGGCCCGATGGCGCGCCTTGAAGCCGCGATGGCCGAGCGCACCTTTTCGCGTTGGCGCGGGCTGCTCGAATCTCAATTCCTAAACCGCATTAAGAACATCGTGCTGATCGATGCCGCTAATCAAGGCTTGCTTGAAGATTCGCCGTCACTCACCGATGGCCGCTGGTGCTGGCCCGCGAAGGTTTCGATCGACTATGGCCGGGAAGCCAACGCCGACATTGCACTTTGGAAAGCTGGGCTAAAGACCGCAGGGCAGATTTACTCTGACGCTGGCGAAGATTACGAAGAGGCGCTTCGCGCAAGGGCAAAGGAAGCCGCGATGATTAAAGAGCTTTCGATTGAATACAATGTCAAACCGAACCGCATAAGCGATTCTGCTCCTGTTAATGATATTGATATTGATTCAAAACCTGATGAAAGGCCGCTCATTGATCAGATTGGCATTGGTGGTGTAGACGCCGTTTCAAGAATATTAAAGTCGCTTTCTGAAGGCGGGCTAACTCCAGAACAAGCCGCCGTCGTGCTTGTTGAGGTTTTTGGAATGGATAAGGAGGCGGCCATGGCGCTCATTGAAGGCGCGCGGCCAACTGTCGCACCCGAAATTGTCGCACCCGTGCAAGCCGCCGAACTCCAAGACGGCCACAAGCCCACGCAAGGCATGATTGCCGAAGCCAAGAAGGGCTTGGAGTGGCGCCGTGAATATGGCCGTGGCGGAACAAATATCGGCGTGGCCCGCGCCCGCGACATTGCCAATGGCAAGAACCTTCCTGATGAAACAGTGAAAAGAATGCACTCGTTTTTTTCACGCCATGAAGTCAACAAGCAAGCCGAAGGATTCTCGCCCGGAGAACCCGGCTTCCCGAGCGCAGGCCGCATTGCGTGGGCCTTGTGGGGCGGCGATGCTGGGCAAACTTGGGCGGCGGATAAGGTGAAGGGCATTGCCGCCCGCGAAGCTGCCGCGAAGATAGAACGCATGACGCTTGAGCGCGATGCCCACGGGCGCGCCACAGCATTTTCCTTTCAAGAACCAAATCAATTTGTAATGCCGACACCAAACGCCGGTGAAGGCGAAGAAGATTTTATTTCACGCTGCATGGGCGACGAACTCATGGTTAGCGAATACCCCGACAATGAGCAGCGGGCCGCGGTCTGCTACTCTCAACTCCGATCCACATGATAGCACAAGGCATAGCACTCCAAGCCAAGCGGGATTTCCTGATTGGCCTTCACCAACCGGGCGACGATTACCGGCTCGCCCTTTACACGAAATCGGCCACAATCACGCCCGAGCTTCAGAACTACACTGAGCAGGGCGAAGTCAAGGGGCCGGGATATGCTGCCGGCGGCGTGAAGCTCACGGGATTCAAGACCGGCGCGATCGGCAAGAACGCTTATGTCACATTTGATGACATCAAGATCGCCCGCGCATCCTTCACGGCCCACGGCGCGATTGTTTACAATGCGTCGAAAAACAATGCGGTTCTTTGCACCTTGAATTTCGGCGGCGATCGCTCCGTTTACGATGGCGCCTTTGAACTCAAGTTCCCGGTGCCGACAGAAAACAACGCTCTTATTTTACTCGCATGATTGGGCAAAACATACCAGCGCCAGCGCCAAGCATTACATCCGCCGCAACAAATGTCTGGATTCCAGCGGCAGCATGGATTCCTCGCACTACTACGGGTGCCGGCGTTGATTCTCGTCAGCTTACGACAAACAACTTTGACGAATTGCTTTTTGATGCAGGCACCAATGAATTTGCCCAGGCGCTTGTGGTGATGCCAAACAATTACAATAATGGCACTGTCAATGCGCGGTTTTATTGGACATGCTCAACAGGAACGGGAGATGTTGTTTGGGGCATTCAAGGCGTTGCGCTGGCAGACGATCTTGCCCTATCGACTGCGATGGGAACCGCCGTCACAGTGCTCGATACTGTCATCACAGCAAATGATATGCACATATCAAATGCGACGGCGGCATGCACCATTACCGGCTCCCCCGCGACGAATCGCCCGATTGAATTCCAAATTTTCCGTGATGCGGCATTAACCGGCGACAGTATGGGGGCGGATGCAAGGCTCCTCGGCGTGGAAATCCTTTTCAACTAATGAGAGCGCGGCACAGGCATTTTAATCCACGGGATATTGGCGCATCTCAAGTCTTGGACTCTCGTTTTTTGTCTGGATTAAACGACGGCAACGGAATTGGAACTTGGTCGGATCGATCAAGAAGTGGATACAATATGTCACAAGCAACATCTGGTTCACGACCAACTTATAAAACATCAATTCAAGGCGGTCAACCAATAGCGAGATTCGATGGCGGGGATAGAATGGAAAGTTCTTTTCAAACAACAACAAAACATTCTGTTGTGTGTGTATATAAAAGAACTAATTCTCAAAGCAACATATCTGGAGAAGATGTAACTTTTGTTTTATCTGTTGGTATTTCTGCAAACACGGCAACAACCGCAAGATTATTTCAGCATATCTATGTAAGCTCTCCATCGAATAATTTTTTATATGGTGCAAATGCAAATGCCGCATCACAGTTGTCAATATCAAGGAATGATGATTGGAATATTCATTCTGTTTCTGCGGACATAGGTTCTGGAAGTGCAAGCTATACCATAAATGGCAGCAATGAACAAACAAGCAATGTATCTTCTCTATCTGGAGTTACTTCAGGAACAGTTATTGTTATGTTAGGTGATGCAACATTTTATACTTTAGTTGGTTTCCCCTTAGGATTTATCGGCGACCTTTCGCAAAGCACAATTTTTAGAGACGCATTAAATAAATCACAACTTAAAAAAGTAAATCACGCCGCCGCTTTCTCCTTCAAAATCGCCTGCTCATAAAACCATGAAAACATATCTTACTCTTGACAAGCAACTCCGCTCCGAAACCGACCCCGCGATCATCGCCAACCTTGAGCGCAAAGGTTGGGTTCCCGCACCGCAGCCCGCCTACGACCCCGCCACCCAACAATGCGAGTGGGTCGATGGCGCGTGGGTAGTCACTCCAATTCCTCCGACACTCTACACCGCAGAGCAATGGCTCGCCAAAGAAGGCTACGGACCCACACAACTTGTAACGCTTTTAGATTTATACGCCGCGCTATCCGCAGCAGGAAAGACCTCTGCCAAGCTCAACGCAGTCAAGGCATGGACGAACAGCGTCCTTGGTGAGTATGTGCAGAACAGCCAGCCAAAGAGCGACTGGGGAGCCGCGCCGTTCAGCTTCAACGAGACAGTCACCCAGGCTGTCGAAATCCTAAATTCCTAACATGCCAAAAGAACTCAACACATCACAACCGACAAGCGGCCTTTCCATCACTGCCAGGCTGTTCCAGAACGGCGCCACGGTGATTACTTCAATCACTTGCTCGGAAGTCGAAACCACGCGGTTTTACTCTGGCGACATGCCGACAATCACCGCCGGCACTTATCAAGTAGTTTTTTACACAAGCGCCACCACGCCTGTCGCCGATGGCCTTATTGCATGGAACGGCAGCGCCGAAATTCTTGTAAACGATCTTTCGACCGCCACGACCGCAGGCATCGCAGATGCCGTCTGGGATGAAGTCATGAGCGGCCATACGGTCAATGGAACCTACGGCGGGCAAATCGTTCGCTCACTCAACAGCAATAATACACTTCAACTTACAGGCTCGCACCATGCTGCCGCAGATGTTCACGAATTCCAGCCCGATGTCATTACAAACGATGCTATCGCGGCGAGCGCCATCACAGAAATCGCAACAGGCGTGCGCACCGAACTCGCCACAGAACTCACCGCCATTACGGAGCTTCACCTGATTCATGGCCTGAAGAGCGGATCAACGCTAACCGTCACGCCAACGAGCCGCAGCGCCGGCGCCGTATCGCAGACGATCGGTGGCGATGGAACAACTTCCACCACAGTTTCCCGCGACTGATGACAATTCTCACAAGCCTGCTAATCGCCACGCAGGGCTTGTTGCCCACGCCGACTCCTTTGGAGATCGGCACGCAGGGCTTGCTGACGGTTGGCGCCCCACCACCACCGCCACCCTTGCAGGCCATCGATCTGCCGGGCGGTGGCGGCAGGCGCGAAGATCGCAAGGTCGTCGTCAAGATCACCGGCACCACGGCCACGCTGCGCTCGAGCAATCTTGTTGAAATCGTCATCTCGGCCTGCGTCGATGTCGCAGGCGCGATTGACCAGATTGCAGGCAAAATCTGCGCGCCATCGGTTCACCTTGGCGCCATTGCCGAAGTCGCCGGCAATGTTCAGCATTTTTCAGCCATGCGCGTGAAGCCGACGATTTCGACTTCATTCACAATCGTTGGCTGCCAGGAAGAAGACGAAGGCAAGATTCGCGCACTCGCGCAGGCCGCGCTTGAAAGATTTATTCTTGATTCTATCCAACGCGGATACGATGATTGATTGAGCTATTTGACATCCGCGCCCTCGCATGGACACGATCGAAGGCGTCTCAATTATCAGCGTAGGCGAAGCCAAGGGCCACGGGCTTTTTGTGGATATGCAAACCTTGCAGGAAGTCAAATCCTGCGCCGAGACCTATAAAGGCGGTGTGAAGGTGAACTTAGACCACGGCGCTGGCATCAAGGACATCGTTGGCTTTGTCGATAACTTCCGAATCATCGGTGATCAACTTCTCGGCGATCTCAATCTTTTGGAAAACGCCGAAAAGCGTGACTACATCCTTGAGATCGCTAACAAGCTCCCCGACACCTTCGGAATCTCAATCGCTTTCAGCGGCCCGATCCGCGAGCGCGATGGCAGGCGCTTCGCAAGCTGCAACGAGCTTTACAGCGCCGACCTGGTTCAGACCCCGGCAGCGAATCCCACAGGCCTGTTTTCTTTCGAAGCCAAGGGAGTTGACAATAATTTCAATCAAATGGAAGACGCAACCATCGAAATCGAACCGAAAGAGAAGGAAGACGAGATCAGCATCGCCGATATCGTTTCCCGCCTTACCGCCCTTGAAGCCGCCTTCGGCGACTACAAGAAGAAAATGGAAGAGATGCCCGCCGCCGAGCCGGAAAAAGAAATGAGCGAAGATTCCGCTCTTTCCAAGCTCGAAGCCAAGCTCGACACGATCATCACCAATTTCGGCGCCGCCCCGCTCAAGGCGAGCGTGGTTGCCGAAGAGAAGGCGCCCGAGTCGTTCGATCTCAAGGCGGTCGTTGAAGCCAAAACCAAGGAACTCGGTTCCCGCATGGCGGCGATCAAATTTGCGATGACCAATCATCCCACCGAATACATCGCGCTCCGTGATGCAAATCAACTCAACTTTTAACTCATAACTTTATGGCAACCCAAATCGACAATATCTTTCGCACCTTCACATTTGCGACCGCCGCCAGCGCGAATACGCTTGTGAAGGCATCAAGCACCGCCGGCCAGGCTGAAGTCTCTGCGAGCAACGCCATCGGCGTTCTCCAAGATGAAGTGGCCGCTAATGGCACCGGCGATGTGAAACTTTTTCACGCAACCCAATTCGGCACCGTTACCGCCGCCGCTGTTACAGTCGGAACCGAAGTCTTCGCGACCACGGGCGGGGCGATCCGCGGAACCCTGATCGGCAGCGCCGTGACAATCGGCGTGGCTCTTGAGACCGCTGATGCCGGAAGCACCATTGAATACGCAGTTCTCCGCTAACACCTAACCTATCTAATCTCATGGCACTTTCCTACACCACAATCCGCGCTGATATCGCGCAGGCCGTCTACGAGGGCCGCTCGAATAAAGCCAATCTGTTCATCGGAGCCGAAGTCATGCCCATCTATGTGGCTGATGCCCGCTCTGGCGAATATCTCAAGATCAATCTCGGTGACTCCGAAGCGCTCAACGACGATGCGACCAAGATCGCAGCCGGCGCGGCCTATCCCCGCGTGAGCCGCAAGTTCACCTCTGATACCTACTCCACGACTGAGTATGGCTTGGAAGAGATCCTTCCTGATGCGAACAGCCGCGACCTTGCCCGCTTCCTCGATGTCGAAGTGGCCGTTGCTGACATGCTGCTTTCCCAAATCCAGATCGGCCACGAAGCCCGTGTTGCCACTGCGACCTTCGCCGCGAACGGCCTCACCGCCGTTTCGGCCTCCGCTCCCTACACCGAAGCGAACATTGCTACCTTTGATGTTCCCCGTGATGTGGCTGATGCGAAGCTCGAACTCGCCAAATATGGCGTGCTCCCGAACACGCTCGTCATGAGCGCCCCTGTGTTTGAGCGCATCCGCCGCTCGACCAAGGTGCAGAACCAGTTCTTCGGCGTTGTTCCTTCTGACCAGAGCCGCTTGCTCTCCGAGCAGGAAGTTGCCCAGGCGGTCGGCGTCGAGAAAGTTCTCGTTGGCCGCGCTCCCAAGAACACCGCCGCCAAAGGCAAAGCCTACTCGGGCGGGTTCATCTGGAACAACACCTACCTCGCGCTCGCTTTCACAAGCGGTGGCGAATTCGCCGCTGGTGGCTTCGGCCGCTCGATCCTGTGGGGCGCTGATTCCCCGGTTCCCTTCGTTGCCGAAACCTATCGCGACGAAGCCCGCCGCTCGAATGTTCTCCGCGTGCGCCAGCATGTCGCCGAGAAAGTCGTTGACGGTTCCAGCATCATCCGCATCACCACTGGATTCGCATAAGCTGTCTGCAGTAGTTCGTTGTTCATTGATAAAAGCCGGGGCTAAAAACCCCGGCTTTTTTCTTGTCTGGCCGCCGAGCCGCATAAACAGGGCTTTTGAACGGGTCAATTTTTTCTGAAAAAAATTGTTTACAAAAATCAAACCCCGTGCAATATTAGCACCATCGAAAGGCAAGAAGCCGATCGAGAGAAACCAAAAACCAAATATGAACACCATGACAACCACCACCAAAAACACGAAGGCGGCATTGCGCCTGCCGTCCGCTTACAAAGTCCACACCTCAATATCCGGCTACGCTCGCACGGGCGCGGCGGTGCATGAACGTGTGCGCGTTGAGCTTCGCATCATGACATCTCCCACTCACGGGCATGTTGCGGTTCACGCACTGGATGTTATCCATGACGGACGCGGCTGGCGGGAGATTAACGCGGGACGCTGGCAGGCGCTCGCGCTTGCCGTCATCACGGATGCAACGATTGATTGGCTGGGGGAGGTGGCGAAATGAACAACCCGCGACTCATTGGGGGCAAGCCCCTCCTCAAAATGGTGAAAGGCGCAACCCCTTACAAGTATGGCTCAATCAATCCCGGCAATAGCGGGCGCGGGCGCACGGCGGTTATCGAAGTCCGCACAAAAACCAATGCCATTTACCGCCGCGTAAGCGAGGGCGGAAAAACAATCGGCTGGGCTTACTCGCGCCACATTGATCCACCACAAGAACACCCCGCGCAAACGGCGGCAGACAATGAAGATGCCGCCAACATTTTTCAGTAACAGCCTTAACCAATTAACAAAACACACACATGAACACACTAATTTCAAAACGCCCTTGGATAGCTTTCATCGATGATGAAAGAAATATTGGAAATAGCATCATTGTTGGCCTTGCAAAAGGCTGGTGCTTCAAAAAAGAAAAAGGATGCGGAGTTCGAGGATTCGACACGATTGCCGATTTAAAATCTGGAACCTCTAAATCAGAGGTCTATTTCCAAAAACCTAACCAATGAAAAAAACCACCGCCCGCGGCGGCAAGCGCCCAGGCGCTGGGCGCAAGGCCGGATCGGGCAACGGGCGGCAATCCATCAGCCGCACAATCAGCATGCCGCAATCCGAATGGAATCGCCTTGATGCTATTCGCGGCACGCAATCGCGCGGCAAATTCCTTGCACAACGCTTTTGACATGCTATCCAAAGCATAGACATGAACCGAAAACCTCGCCTTGCCGCGGGCCTGATTTGCGGCAACGAAGAAGAGCGTATTGAGCGATGCGTTAAATCCCTTCAACGAATCTGCGATGACATTGTGGTCATCCGCGCCGTAGGGTCACTCAAGCCAGACCGCACGCTTGATATTGCAAAAAAACTCGGGTGCAAAACAGGCGAATATCTAAACTCGCCGCTGACTGCCAAGTGGCCGCACCTTGACGATTTCGCCGCCGCCCGCAATCAATCCTTCCGCATCGCCTACGAGCTTGCCGGCAAGGAAGGCTGGGTCATGTGGGCCGACTGCGACGATGAGCTTGAAGATTCAATGGCCGAGCCGCACTTGAAGGTGATTCGCGAATGCCCGAAGGAATACAATTGGATTCTCACAGTTTATGTAATCCCTGAACAAAAGCGCCGCGCGCCCCGCGAACGCATTTTCCGTTACCACACGGGCTGGTGGTGGCGCGCTGTGCATGAAAATGTGCATCCTGTCGCAGATACCAAGGTCAACATCCAACGCGACCTTGAAATCGTTCACAAGCCCGCGCTCGGCAAGCGCCCGAGCAACGAGCGCAATCAGCGCATCCTTGCATATCAGGATCAGTTCACCGCGCATTGGAAGTTCTATCTGCACTACGAGAAAATGATCACAGGCCACCGGCCTGAAGCAATCCGCTATGGAGCGGAAGCGATCGCGCTGAAGGGGCTTGATGATGTTCACCGCTACGAAACGCTGCTCAACATGAGCAACATGACCGATGGCGATGCGGCGCGGCGATTTGCTAAAAAGGCAATGGAACTCAACAAGGATCGGCGCGAAGCCTATGCCATTTATGCAAGCATCCTAATGGATGACAACAAGCCCGTTGAATCCTTGGCCGCTCTTGAAGAGATGGAAAAGATTCCCGTGCCTGAGTTTCCGCAGTGGACGCACCGAGCCGAGTATTATGGGTGGAAAGCAAAGCAGCTGCGCGCATGGGCGCTGCGGCTTTGTGGCAAGGGCGAAGAAGCCTTTAAGCTTGAAAGCGAAATCCTAATCGCAGGCGGCACGCCGCGCATCTCGCTTCTGCATGCCACCCGCGGGCGCCCGCTCGCCGCGGTGCAGGCAATGAATCTGTGGATGTCGCGCGCCGAGCGGCCCGAGCGTGTCGAGCACATTTTCTCTGTCGATAGTGACGACGAAACCGCGCGCATGCTTCAGCGCTTCCCGGGCGTAATGCAGGATGACCCTGAAGGCTATTCGGTCGGCGCGTGGAACCTGGCCGCGAAGTATTCGACGGGCGATATTCTTATACAACTGTCAGACGATTGGGAGCCGCCACCGGGCTGGGATACGAAGATCGAGAGCCGCCTTGACACGCAAAAGCCACAAGTGCTTCGCATCTCTGACGGTCACCGCAAGGACGATCTCCTTTGCATGGCGATTCTCACACGCAAATATTATGAAGCGCACGGGCTTTTTGATCCGAAATACAAAAATGTTTATAGCGACAACGACTTCACCTTTCGTGCCGCGAAGGCCGGCGCGCTTGTGGATGCTCGCGACATTACTATCGTTCACCATCATCCAGTTTTTGAACCTGTGCAGGTCGATGATACCTACAAACGCGGCAACAACCCGGCGGAATACAAGCGTGCGAAGGCGCTCTTTCAAGCCGACCACGGCGCGAAGCCGAAGGAAAAGTTAGAAGGCATCGCGCACATCTTCGCAATCTGCAAAGCAGACAAAGAGATGCAGCGCGCAGACTTTCTGCATAAATGGCTAAAAGGCGATTTTGTTAATGACGATTATTTCACGATCGGCGCGTATTGCTACGGCGATTCACTAACTGACGGCGATCTTGAGAAATACCGCATCACAAACGATCTGAATCTTGGCAACAAAAGCCTTGCACTAAACCACATCAAAATCTTTGAGCATATCCTTGAAACCTACAAGCCGGGCGACAATTTCCTAATTCTGGAATCTGATGCTGTTCCCGTCGATGGCTATCAGGAAACTATAAGACAACAAATGGCGCTCTTGCAGGGCAAGGAATGGGATTATCTTGATGTCGGCAATGGCTGCAATCTGTTCCCGCAGGAATGCGGCCACCAAGTGGATCCGAACGAATGCAATGTCTTCTTGTGCAAGCGCAGCCGATGCGCGCACTCAATCATCTGGAGTTATGCAGGCATTGAAAAATTCTATCGATTCTTGAAAAACAACACACTAAATCAAAATATCGATTGGATGCTCAATCAATGGATTAACGCAACCGATGCCAATGTTTATTGGGCGCACCCGTTTTGCATCAAGCAGGGAAGCCAATGCGGAATCTACAACTCAGTTCAATTCTAATGACAATCGTTAATATCGGAGCAAACAACGGAATCGACCAATGCCGCGATTTCGTTTTAGAAAACCTTGACAAGGTGCAGGCGGTGCATCTGATCGAACCAGCGGGCCTTGACGAGTGCCGCAAGAACTATGCAAGCGTTCCGCAGGCGCACTTCCACAAGCTCGCAATCGTGGCAGACGACTCCAAGACTGCAACAATCTACAAGCCGCGCGGGCAGGATTTAAGCGCACACGCATCTGTGAGCGCGGCACATGTTTACCAGCACGGCCACCCGGAAGTTGATTCTTATGAAGTCGAAGCCATGACGCTCGGCGCATTCTTGGATTCACTTGATATCACAAAATGTGATCGGCTCTATATCGATGCCGAAGGCTTGGATTGCCAGATTCTTCTTGGCCTTGACATAGAAAAATACGCCCTTGATTACATCGAGTTTGAAGTTCTTCACGCTGATGCGCCAATGGTCAAGGCCGAGCGATACAATGCCTGCGTGGCAAAGCTGCGCGGCCTTGGATACAACATCATCCAAACAACGCAATACAACGAAGCCGCCGTCAAATGCTAAACATCTTCACTATCGTTCTAAACGGCATGCCGTATATACGAGATATATACTCGAGCCTTTACGGGATTGATTGTCGTTGGACGATTGTTCACGGCATTGCCGACCCTGTGCTCGATACATCCTGGTGCCGCGGCATTGATTCGATTGCAGGCGATGGAACACTTGGATTCCTTAAAACCATCGAGCGCGACCCGCGCGTTAAAGTGCTGATTCAAGACCGCTGGCACGGCAAAACGGAAATGTGCAACGCTGCTCTTGCAACCTTCGATGAACCGGGAACGCTCATGCAAATGGATAGCGACGAGATATGGCCGGCAGGCGCTATCCGTATCGTGCCGACTCTCTTCGACATCAGCGATGCAGATGCAGCCATGTTCACTTGCCGCTACTGGATGGGCAAAAACCGCGTGATGTTCACGCACAACCAATACGGCAACAATTCCGCTTATGAGTGGATTCGCGCATGGCGCTTTGAACCCGGCGACCGCTTCGAGCGCCATGAGCCGCCAATCCTTGCCGGCGCGAAGAAGTATCTAAAGCACGATGTGACATCAAAGCTCGGGCTTGTCTTCGATCACTATGCCTACCATTCGCGCAGGCAAATCGAATTCAAGTCAGACTACTATGGCGAAGAATACGATCCCGCCGCATGGGATAAGCTGCAAACCATGCGCGGCGCCGTGGATATCTCTACCGTGCTGCCGTGGGTAAAATCTCACGCAATCTCCTTTGAAACGCCGTGAGAATCCTAATTATCTACCATCTGCGACTCGGCGACATCGCCCGATGCCTGCCGATCGCAAAGCATTTCCACGATCTGGGCCATGAGGTTGATTTCGAGTGCTTGCCGGAATACCACAATCTATTTGAACTTGTCCCATATTGCCGCCCGATTATACCCGAAAACAAGCACGGCCAATACGACCGCATCCTTGATCTGCAAATCTGGCCAAACCGATTCAATGATTTCACCGCTTCGGGCCTGAATTGGATGGATTTTGTTTACGGCCTTGTTCCTGAAGGCGCAGACATTGACCGCCAAATCGTTCTTGATTCGCCGGCCATCGTCACTCCGCCAGTTTTGCGCGACTGTTTGCTTGCCTTCCCGACCGGGTATTCGCAGGCCGCGCCGATCAACCCGCTTGAAGTGCTTCACATTGCTCACCGGCTCAATGTGCCTGTGCTTGCCATCGGCAAGGCCGAGCATGGATTTCTTGAGCTTCAGTCGATCGAAGAACTCTGCGCGTGGATTCGCGATGCCAAGATGGTGCTTACAATCAACACTTCGGCGAGCATTCTTGCGAGTGCCTTACGCAAACAATGGATTCATATTGCCGACATGCCGGCGCACGATTGGCGACACCCGAACCAAGTGCGCATTGAACGGCAATTTTGACGCATCCCGCCTTATATGAGCAGCCTTGTGGATTTCATGCGAGCCGATCTATTCAACATGACGGCAGAGCTTGCGACCACTTGTGTTTTTCAAGGCAAAGAATTTTATGCAAGCAGATCGACATATAGGCGCGAAAACTCGCTTGGCGATGGCGGCTTTATGAATACCGCGAGCATGGTGCTAACCACAGCCTATGATAGCGTGACCCAAGGCATTTCGCTCGGTGACACAATCACGATCGCGGGCCGCAAGTTCCGCGTGATGTCGGCAGAGCTTTCACAAGATGCCGTGAGCGTGGATATTGTTTTGGAGGATATCAATCGATGAGTTTATTTTTCCCTAAAGACGAAGCCCCGGGGCAACTTCTACCCGATCCCGGGCCACAAGGCCCGCCCGGGCCAACAGGGCCGGCTGGCACGACAGAATGGAATGGGATCACCGGCAAGCCTTCTACTTTCGCGCCATCGGTGCACAAGGCGTCTCATGCCACAGGCGGTTCCGATGCGCTCACGCCCGCCGATATTGGAGCACTCGGGCTCTCCGCAAATAGCTATGTTATAGCCCGCCCCGGAGATAACCTTGCCGCAAAATACGCAGAGGCAAAGGTTCTAACGCCGCAAGGAAACGCCCGCAGCGCAACAAACCGCGCCAGCCTTATCATCTTCCCCGGCACCTACTCCATTGCCGCCGAACTCGCAATCGACACAGAGTTTGTGGACATCATCGGACTTGGCGCACAGTTCCAATCTCCCGCAGTTATTGTCACCAATAACACGCTGAATGTTACTGCGAACGATGTGCGGGTGAGCGGCATTTCTGTTGGGACGCAGCAGTTTAATATTGGAAACAATAAACCATTGCAAAGATTTGAAAATTGCGTTGGTGGAAATAATAGCTTTGGCGGCGAAGGAATAAACTTTGTTAGCGGAACATTTGTTTCATGTTTTGTTAGCGGTGTAGGTTTTGGGTTAGATAATTTTACAGGAACGTGCAGAAATTGTGAATCGGAGTCATGGAGTGGAAATATAATACTAAATGCAAAGATATTATTTCATAAATTAACATCCAGCAGCGAATCCTATCCGTCGCCATCCGACTCCGGCATCATCCGCTTCTGCTTAGACGGAGACAACAACATAGTTAACGCAGAGGCACCTTAATGAAAAAGAAACCTTCGCCGACATATACCCTAACGCTTGAGCGCGCCTTGACGCAGACATTCTGCAACGCGCTTCAGGCCGAAATGGGAACGGCGTTGACTGTCACCGCCGCTGAAAACTTTGACGATATCGCGTTGCCGGCCTGTTTCGGTCGAGCCACGCGGCGGCAGGAATCGATCGTTAATTCGGCGATCTATCTATTCTCGGTCGATATTACCCTGGCCGTGCAGGCAGACGATAGCGATGCGCAGGCACTTGAGAACCTTTGGTCACAGATTCTCTGCATTACGGCCCGCAATGACATTGTGCCGCTTCTCAATTCGATGCAGCCGCAAGTGAGCTACATTTACGGTGTGCTGCGCGATCAGCCGGTCGCCTATTCGACAACCGACCGTCATTTTCTTCGCACTTCGACTTTGAGCGTTCACACCGCCCTGATCGGATAAGGCGAGTTGACATTTTCGGCCCAATAATATGGCCGCAACTGTTATTACATCCTCAAGCGCCGCGAATGTTGTTTTCGGCGCAACTGCCGAAACAGGCTTGATCCTCTCTTCCTTTTCCCGTTCTGTTCAAAGCTCGAAGGCTGAGTTGATGGACGAAGACGGCGACATCGTTGCTGTTTCCTATTACGGCGCGACTGCCACGATTTCCGTTGCTGGAGCCAGCAATGGTTCGACCGGCCTTGCTACTGCCGCAGTTGGCGGGCTTTTGACCCTTGCCAATGCAACGACAGCGCACGGCGTAAGCGGCGGCAAGATTGTTGTGGATTCCGTTTCGAGCGAGCAGGGCAGCGATGCCTTCCGCACGCTGACGATTGAAGCGACACAATACCCGAGCATGTAATTTCCAGGCAATGAGGGGCCGCTGGCGGGACGGCTAATTCCCGCCGGATTTTAAAGATATGATTACAGAGACAATAAAGCAGCAGGAAGAGTATTTTTACACGGCGAACCTTAAAGTGGCCACGGCGCTTGTCACTCTTGGATTTGCGCCAAAGATGCCGAATCCGATCACGCGCACGATTCGCTCCGATGGCAGGGAATCCACAGTTTTTTGGTTTGATGCGACAAACAAAGACGGCATGCAGGCTGATGAAGTGTTTAAGGGGATGACCAAGGGCGCCGAAGACATTGAGAAGGCTGACCCAGAAAACCCAATCAACTACATTCGTGCGGCCCTTCAGAACCGAGAAGTTCTCGTTGATTGGATTCGCGCTACGCCGCAGCGCGTAGAAGTCGAGATCAAAGGCAAAAAGCTATTAATCCGCCGAGATGCTTCCGAAGAAGACAAAAAACGATTGATTAAATATCTATGAGAAAAAAACA